TACTCCCCGCTTGGTTCCTGGGTAAATTTCCGGGCAAAAAAGTTATTCAGACGTCTCATACGGCAGAGTTGGCTGTTGGCTTCGGACGTAAAGTGCGAAATCTTGTCGATTCCGAGGCGTATAAGTCGATATTTCCAGGTGTTGGGCTACAAGCGGACTCTAAAGCTGCTGGGCGGTGGGCGACTAACGCTGGTGGAGACTATTTTGCTATCGGTGTGGGAGGTGCTGTTACAGGTAAAGGCGCAGATTTGCTCATTATTGACGACCCGCACTCAGAACAAGAGGCAACGCTAGCCGAAACTAACTCAGATGTGTATGATAAGACGTATGAGTGGTACACATCAGGGCCAAGACAGCGTCTACAGCCAGGGGGAGCCATTGTCATCGTCATGACAAGGTGGTCTAAGAAGGACTTAACAGGTCAAGTTATCAAAGCTGACGCACAAAGAGGCGGTGAAGGGTGGAAAGTCATCGAATTTCCAGCAATTTTGCCTTCAGGCAACCCACTTTGGCCCGAATTTTGGCCAATGGAGCAGTTAACAGCACTAAGAGACGAACTTCCTGTCTCAAAATGGCAAGCTCAGTACCAACAAGCACCTACTTCATCTGTTTCAGCCATTATTAAACGCGAATGGTGGCGTAGTTGGGAGGCAGATAACCCTCCTCCATGCGACTTTATCATCCAATCTTGGGATACTGCGTTCCTAAAAACCGAAAGAAGCGACTATTCTGCATGTACAACATGGGGTGTTTTCTATAGAGATGACGACACTGGGCGCCCACAAGCTAACATTATTTTATTAAATTCACTTAAAAAACGTATGGAGTTTCAAGAATTAAAGCAAAGAGCATACGAAGAATGGCAAGAATGGCAACCAGATTCACTGATTGTTGAAGCAAAAGCATCGGGTTCTCCACTTTTATTTGAATTAAGAGCTATGGGCATACCTGTACAGGAATATACTCCTGGTAAAGGAAGTGATAAAATCGCGAGATTAAATAGCGTCTCGGATATTTTTGCGTCTGGATTAGTATGGGTACCGGAAACAAGATGGGGCGAAGAGCTTGTAGAAGAAGTAGCGAGTTTTCCTTCTGGTGAGCATGATGACTTAGTGGACTCAATGACCCAAGCCATTTTGCGATTTAGAAGAGGTGGGTTTTTGAGATTGGAATCAGATGAACCTGACCCAATAAAATATTTTAAGTCCAAGCGTAATGCTGGATTTTATAGAGTTTAAATAGGAACAGATTATGGCAATGGATAAAGGTTTATATCAAGCACCCCAGGGTATCGCAGGCTCACCAAATGAGCCACCCCTTGAAATTGAAATTGTAGACCCAGAGGCAATACATATTGGTATTGATGGTATGCCTATCCTAGACATAGAAAAAGACCAAGAAGAAGATAATAAGTTTGATGAAAACTTAGCTGAGCAAATTGATGAAGGTGTTCTTCAAACTATTGCTAATGATTTGATTGGGTTAGTAGATGCGGACGTTGCCGCCCGTAAAGATTGGGCCGATACATACGTCGAAGGTTTAAAGCTACTAGGATTAAAGTATGAAGAAACAACGGAACCCTGGGCGGGCGCATGTGGCGTTTACCACCCTATGTTGGCTGAGGCGGTTGTCAAGTTTCAATCGGAAGCAATCATGGAGACCTTCCCAGCCATGGGGCCGGTCAAGACTAAAATTATTGGCAAAGAGACAACATCAAAAAAGGAATCCTCAATCCGTGTTCAGGAGGACATGAACTATAAACTTACGGAGGAAATGAGTGAGTATCGTCCCGAGCAAGAGAAGCTGTTATGGAATCTCCCGTTGGCTGGTTCAGCATTTAAAAAAGTTTACTTTGACCCAAGCCTTGGCCGACAAGTTGCAATCTTTATTCCGGCTGAAGATTTAATTGTTCCTTATGGTGCTTCTAACTTAGAGAACGCTGAGCGCATTACACACCAAATGCGCAAGACCAAAAACGATGTTAAGAAATTACAAGCCGCTGGATTCTGGCGTGATATTGACTTGGGCGAGCCAACCAATGTAATGGATGACATCGAGAAACGTAAGGCTGAGGAGCAAGGCTTCTCTGCAACTACGGATAACCGATTCAAAATTTTTGAAATTTGTGTCGACTATGACCTACCTGGGTACGAAGATGAGGCAGGAATTGCACTACCTTACATCATTACCCTAGAAAAGAGCACCGCTAAGGTGCTAGCCATCCGCCGTAACTGGTATGAGGATGATATCTTGAAACTGAAGAGAAACCACTTTGTACATTATCAGTATGTACCTGGGTTTGGTTTCTACGGTTATGGATTGATTCACCTTATCGGAGGCTATGCTCGCAGTGCTACTACTATTATTCGCCAACTCGTCGACGCTGGTACTTTATCTAATCTTCCCGGTGGGTTAAAATCCCGCGGCTTGAGGGTTAAGGGGGATGACACTCCTATTAGCCCAGGAGAGTTTAGAGATGTTGATGTACCATCTGGTGTCATTAAAGACAACATTATGTTGTTACCATATAAAGAGCCTAGCCAGACTCTTATGTCCTTGTTCAACCAAATTGTTCAAGAAGGTCGTGCATTCGTATCTGCTGGGGACCTCCAAGTATCCGACATGGGTGGTAATGCGCCTGTTGGAACTACTTTGGCTATTCTCGAGCGCACTCTTAAGGTAATGTCCGCAATTCAAGCTCGTCTGCATTATTCGATGAAGCAAGAATTTAAACTCTTAAAAACAATTATTGCTGACTATACTCCAGAGGAATACGACTATGAACCTGAAGAAGGCAATCCATCAGCTAAGAAATCGGATTACGATGATGTTGAGGTTTTACCGGTTAGCGACCCTAATGCGAGCACGATGGCGCAGAAAATCGTACAGTATCAAGCTGTGCTCCAGTTGGCTCAATCGGCACCACAACTCTACAACCTACCGCTCCTCCATAGACAGATGATTGAAGTTCTTGGTATCAAGAATGCTCAAAAACTTGTACCTATGACAGACGACCAAAAGCCACAAGACCCAGTAACAGAGAACCAAAATGCTCTAATGTTAAAACCAATTAAAGCATTTAGCTACCAGGACCACCAGGCACATATTCAAGTACATATGGCTGCAATGCAAGACCCAATCATTAATCAGCTATTGCAAAACAACCCGCAAGCGCCACAAATTACACAAGCAATGTATGCGCATATTAATGAACATATGGGTTATGAGTATCGGGTTCAAATCGGTCAACAAATGGGTATGCCAATGCCTCCTCAAGATATGAATGATTTGAATGAGGAAGAAGATACAAATATGACTCCTGAAATGGAATCTCAGTTGGCTCCAATGTTGGCTCAAGCGGCTCAGAAGTTGTTGGCGCAAAATCAAACGCACGTTAAACAGCAACAAGCTCAACAACAAGCGCAAGACCCAATCATTCAAATGCAAATGCAAGAGTTACAGCTTAAGACCCAAGAGCAACAACGCAAAGCCCAGAAAGACCAACAGGACTTCCAGCTTAAACAGCAACAATTGCAGATTGAGGCACAACGCATTCAATCGCAACAACAAATTGCGGCTCAACAAGTGGCTGCCACTACAGCTATTAACAACAATAAAACTAATACCCAGCGACAAATTGAAGCAGGTAAATTAGCTATTGACTCTGTTAAAGCCCACCATAACCTACAAAACTCTCGCCAAATGAAAGAAGCAGATATTGCAATGCAACTGCATACTGCGGAGCGGCAAGCCCAACAGAAAAAAACGGAGAAAAAAGAACCTAAATGACCGAATATGAATATCTCTGTATTGAGTTACAGAAGCAAGTAGAAACAAAAAAAGAATTCATTGCCGCAGGCAATTGCAAAAGTTTTGATGAGTACCAAAAAGTAACAGGGGTTATCCGTGGTCTTGCCCTTGCTATTGAATTAATCCAAGACCGCGAGCAAAAACTAGAGGACTCAGATGAGTGAACTGTTAATTAGTGATGCGTTGGGAAACGTATCAACCCTACCTGAAAAGGTAGAGCAACGAGCAACACAACTTCCCAAACCCCAAAGCTACCATATTTTATGTATGGTACCAAAGGCAGAAGAAGAGTATTCAGAAAGTGGCATTATTAAGTCAGCATTAACTCAGCAACATGAGGAAGTATTGACCCCTGTTTTATTTGTTATGGCTTTAGGGCCAGACGCTTATGCAGATAAAGAGCGTTTTCCTAATGGTCCTAGCTGTAAAGTAGGCGACTTCATATTAATTCGCCCAAACTCAGGTTCACGACTAAAGATTCATGGTCAAGAGTTTAGGATTATTAATGATGATTCAGTAGAGGCTACTGTTGATGACCCCCGCGGGATTTCGCGTGCATAAGGAGATATAAATGGCAGAAGAAGAATTCGGTACAGTAACATTTGGAAAAGGTGGAGAAGTTATTCCAGTAGGTGCGGAAAATGATACCTACGAATTTCCAGATGAGATTGAAGCCAAAGAAGAAAAAAAGGCTAAGATTAAGGTCGAAGCCCCAGAAGTAGACATTGAAATAGTCGATGACACCCCACCTGAAGACAAAGGCCG